CTGCCGATTGTTCTTCCTACTAGAGTGCCCAAGCCAGTTCCACTTGGAGTTTGTAGTGCATTGTCAAAGCGCAGTGTTAGAGCGATAGTAACTGGCTCGTTTGTGCCGTAGTTAACATCACCGTAGTCTGCAGTCAGAAGCATACAACCGTACATTTCCCATGTTTCTAAAACGTTGGGAGTATTTGCTCCGTTACCACCGTCTAGCATTTCCAAACGTGTGATAAATTTGTAATCAATACCCGAGCTAGCAGAACTTTGTTCCATGAAGTCAAATTGCTTCTGTAACTGTTCGCCAACCAGCTTGCTTACATTACCCACTGCGTCATCACGCAGGGTACATGTAACAGTTTCCCAGGTGTATTTGCCAGCTAGGTAAACTTTACTGTTGTAGATTGGGATTTCAATTTCTTCAAAACTAACTGAAGGACGCTTGAAGTCCATAACTTGCTTTGTAAGTTCAGTCTTGGGCTGACTTACACCGAAACCCTCAAAGCTCACTCTAAAGCGATATTTGAGTTTTGGCATCAACAGACCCTGTGTGCTAGAACTCTGATCGCTAGCTAGGGGTACTGTGAATCTTGTTAAACTTGCAACTGCCATTTTGTATGCTCCTATATATGGTATTTATGCCAACCTGGCCATGTTTCCATAGCCAGGTTTTTCACTACCTTAAATTGCCCCAGTGTTCATCACACGGATTGGAATGTAGATAAATTCCACACTCTTAACTGGACTAATAGCAATATCAACATACAACTCGTTGCGGTCAATACGGCTTGGTGTGTTGTTGCTGGTGTCGCAAACAACCACGTAGTCGTAAATCGCACGTTTTGCTACCAAGTCATTCAACAAACCTTCTGTGGCTTGTTTGATCTGATCACGGATGATCTTGTCGTTGGGTTCGAAAATATAGCCTTTAGCCATAGTGTTCAAGCTCATACGCAAGTATGTGATTAGACGTGCTACGTTGATGCGATCCAGTGCGCTGGTTGTACCACTGCGTGTCTTGTTACCGTAGTTACACAAGCCAACACCGTTCAAGAAGGTCAATGGGTTCACTGCATTTTCATACAATGTGTCACGTAGGCCTTCGCTAACACCAATCTTAACCAACTCGCCAGACTCGGAATCAATGTAACCCAGTGCTGTTGCGTTGTCAATTAGACCGCGGCGTACACCAGCTGGTGCAAACCATGGATAGCTGTTGGCATCGCTCTTGATAATTGTACGCAGTGCCATGTGGCTTGCTGGCACAACTACAGAGTTGCCACTTAAATCGTTGCTCAATCCGCTTGGATAGAACACACCCAGGTATGCGCTGGCTGTGGCTAGACCGTCAACACCAGCATATTTGCCGTCGTTGTTTACCCAGTTCAATAGATCTGAGCTGGTTGGCGTCAAGCGCATGGGGCTATCACCAACAACAAAACCAGTTTCCTTACGATCGCTGTTCAATGCAACCATGTTGGCAATAGTTTCTGGATAACCAGGTGTTGCAAACAAGTTGATCACACGTTGTTCTTCACGGATCTCACTGTTAGTATCCAGTGCTGCCTTTAGTGCTTCCACAACCATGTTACGAACTGCCTGGCGGCCACCGTACATGCTACCGTCATCTCTGTTACCGCTCACAGTCACCCAAGAGCTGTCAACATCTGGCTGAGCTTCGTCAGGGAATGTGGTGCTGAAGTAATTAGCACGGAACTCTTTAACGTTGTAACCATTGCGGCGTGTGTTCCATAGCAACATACCACGTGGGTACAATGCTGGATTAGGGGCATCAATGTCCAAATAATCGCTTTCTAGCAAGTCAGTGATCAGTGGTTTAGCATCCATAATTGGATCTGTAGTACCATCTGTGTCCCAACGTGCATCAGCAAACACAATACCGTTTGAGCTGGTCTGGTCTGTTTTGTCAATGTAAACCCACTGATTACGAGAATTTACAGTCTGGTAACGATACACACGTGGGTAGTCTTCTAGACCGGCTGCACTTGTATCCAACCACAAATCGCCCAATGCTAGCACAGTGCCATCGCTCTGTACTGTGGGTTCGCTAGCGGCTGCAATAACGCCTGCTGGATCTGTATTAGCCAGTGTATAACCGCGGATGTCTTTTACAATACCACTGCTGTGGTAACCGCGCCAGTCAGTGCCATCATGGATCATGATGTCCACTTCGCTTGGTGTACCGAAGTACCACTTGGTGCCATCAGTTGGATCAGCCACAGGCTGTGTGTTGCTTGCAGTGTATGGCAACCATTTAAAGCCGCTGTATTCGTATACTGAATTACCAGAAGCATTTAATTGGCGCACGCCGTCCTGTGTTGTGCCAATTAGCATGTCATCAACTACTGTGCCAGTGCTTACGTCAGCAATCTTAAGCACGCCACCCAATTGGTGACCAATAGTAACTGTTCCATCGGAGTTGACTTGTGCGCTTAGACTTAAAATGCTAGCACTTAGTAGATCTCCAACAAAATCCTCAGCAGTAGTACCACTCAATGTCACACGAATTGGCAATGTGTAGCTGTTGGTACCAGCACGGCTGGAGTAGACATCAATCTGGTGTCCAGAAGTAAATGTTGGCACTCCTGAGCTGGTGAATGATGTGGCACCAGCCTGGAAACGCACACGTAGACGTTGTGTAGCAGAATTGTAACCCAAATCAGCATAACTGCTGTTGTCTTGTTCATAAACTGAGCCAACGGGGATGTTTAAACCACCACCTGCATCGTTCTCGTAAATGTATTCAACGTCATCAGCATGGTCCTGTGTAGACACAGTGTTCCAGCTGGCTGAACCAGTTAGATACTGTTTAACAACCAGGTTGGTACCTTCGTTGACCGCAGTACGTTTACGCCAGACACTGCCAGTTGGACGAGGATCTGCATCGTTAGTAAACCAATCTGGAATATCAGTGTGGTCTGAACTATGGAAGTCTGGGTTGGTGTATGTACCAGCAGTGATACCCAATGTTGACAAAGGTGTACCGGAACTGTTGCTGATTGCAATTTTACCGTCTGCTGTTGATCCGTTACTGGCTGCTGAGTTCGCCGCATACAAATACAGTCTGTTGGAAACAATACGTGCTGTTACGCCAGTGATTGCTGCCGAGTTGATGTTGCTGGTAGTAACTGTCAAGTTACCGCCAGTAAATGTCACTGTTTGTGTGTTAATTGTCACTGCGGTGTTGGCTGCAACAACAGGACTGGCATTGTTACCAATAATAGTAGCGCGGCTGATTTCCCAGCCTGCACTGCCAACCAATTGCCAAGTGTTATCATAACGCTTGTAATACAATGGATTGTTTACATTAGTTGCAACTACTGCATAAGTGCCAATTGATCCAACACTAGCTTTAGGCACACCCCCAGTTAAATCACCAGTGTCAGTAATGACGATTGGTGTGATAGCGGCGAAGCTTTGAGTGGTTTTGTTCCACTCGAAGTAGCCCCATGCAGTACTGGAAGTGTCCAACCAGTATGTTTCGTCTGCCACAGCACCTGTAGGACGAGTTGTTGTGCCAACCAGTTCAGCTGTGTTGATGTCAGCACGTAACACATAAGCGCGGTTTGCCACACCCAACATGCTGTAAGCCGCCAATAGACCATATTCGTTTAATTCGTAGCCAGGAATTGGAGTACCTGCGCTGTCAGTGTAGAATTTGGGGTTGCCATATAGTGTAACTAGTTCACGTTGACTTGTGACCAGTGACACTTTATTAGCGTTTGCTTTGGTTGTACCTGCCGCAGTGCCGGTGCCTGCTGCATTGGTTTTATCTTGTTCTGTAGCGATGACCACTAGAGCAGTTGTTCCGCCTAGACTTGGTGCATAATTGCTTTCGTCGCTAATTGTAATTTGTACGCCGGGGCTAACTAATGCCATGGTTCGGGTTCCTTTAAAAAAAATATTCTAATATATTTATTTGGTGATGACAAAAAGGGCTCGTAATAAGTACCTTTGGAAGGTTTAATACCAAAAATGCTCAGACCAATTTGTAAATCATGTAAGAAGAACGTGGCTGCTGTCAACTATATAGCAGAAGGAGTGCATCACTACCGCAGTGAGTGTGCTGCCTGTATTAGGAAAGGCAAAAAGCTGAAAAGGCAAAAGCCAGCCTGGGCTCTGGCTGGCTATAAAATAAAACCCAAATGCGAAATGTGTGGATTCACTGCCAAGTATCAGGATCAGTTGTCAGTGCATTATGTAGACAACAATCACAAAAACAACAACAAAACCAATCTAAGAACAGTATGCTTAAATTGCCTTGTTGAGCTGACCAAATCTGTTACTGGCTGGCGTCGGGGAGACTTAACACCTGACTTGTGAGCTGATCGTACAGTTCCTGGATTGATCCGTTGTTATCAATCACATGGTCAAACTTGGTACCCACCCAACTGGTCTCACTAGCATGGATGCCCAGTTGCTTTAGCTTGCGTTCGCTTAGAGCCCAGGTGGTATTGCCCTTGGCACCACGATTGAAACTGATGGCAGCATCGTACCATTCGGGTTCTGGGCCACGCACCACTCGAATTACTTTGCCACCAGCCCGTTTGATTGATGCTATCTCGTTGGGAAAGCGACAATCGCTGATAACCACATTGTCTTTGGTAGTACGCAGTTTGTTTTCCAAGCTGGCGATCCAGATATCATCATGGAAGCCTTTGCGGCATACTTCTGTACCCCATAGCTGTAGCATTAGACGGGGAGTAAGGTTGGGCATGTTGAGTCGTTCAGCCCACCAGGGGTCCACTTGTTCACGCCACTCGCGGGCTTCTTTTGTTCTGCCCTCTAACAGAGTGCGATCCCAGCCAAACACGGAACTGACTGCATCTTTAAGTGTGTTGGCAAAACTTTCTCTACGAAATTCGTGGAAGTTTACTAGATAGTCGGCAATAGTGTCTTTGCCTGATGAAATAAAGCCGCAAATACCAATAAGCATTGTTGATGTCCCCTACAGTGTATATATTGTAGCGGAACGTCAACAAATAATATAGTGGTCTGGTTAAATTACCCTATCACAAACCACATAGGGTCTGATCCGTCCACGTACAGTTTGAGATCTTCTTCCAGCTTGTCCATGATAGCCTGGGCTTCCTGTTTAAGTGCGGCGCCGTTTAGGCTTGAACCTCCCTGTGGACCAGCAATGGTGCTGAACTTTTCACGAGCCTCACCCACACTGTACTTTACCAGTGCATACGCATACTCTTGTACCCAGGGATATATCATGTGATCGCTTAGTAGCGCAACATCAGGGCGATAATTGTGTGTCCACAGCAGAACGTCTTCACCGTTCTCGGGGATTTTACGTGCAATGGTTAGATTCTTGCTGACTGGATCGAAGGTAAACAGAATGTGTCCACCAAACATACGCATGGCCAGCTCTTGATACTGACTGAACAGTTCGTAGTTCAACAAACCGCCCACTCGTCCAGCCACCAGCATGTAAGTGTTTAGATAACCACTCGCAAATGGCTCAAACTGGCTGGCAGTTGTGCCAGTAACGCTACCAATACCACGACGATATATCTGCTTGACAGTCATTATCTCGTCTGGCAGAGTGTATTCTTGTGTTTCTTTAGTTAGACTCAAGAATGCGTAGCTTTCTTCCTGACTCTTGGGTGCTCGTTGACGATACTTACGCAGGGCTTGGTCAATAGCAACATCGTAGTGCTCTTTATCAGCCTCGATATCAACCATACCATCGCCCATGCGTAGACGAATGTAATTAACTATGTCAGTGCGAAGTCGTTCAACTGTAGCCATTTAAAAAATCCTATAATTGGTATTTATAGGATCAGGCACAGTGTTACAGTGTAAGCAATAGCACCACGTCTTCGCTAATTCGCCCGTTCAGCTTGACCTCAGTGGCCTTGATTGTGCTCATAAACTTGCGTTTGTTGGGCTTGCTGGCTTTCATCAGCTCGGGAATCTGTGCTTCTGGTTTACGCAATGTTTTGCACACACTTTGCACTTCGTCGTAGCCCACAATACTGGTACCTTTCACGCTGAGACTGCCATGATGGCTGTCTGCCGTATAGCGACCCAGTTTACGTGTCTTGGTGTTAAACACCCAGAGCTCTTGTGCGCCCAGGATATCAGCAGGATTAATACTGACCAGCTTGAGCGGTTTGTGCTCTTTGGCATACTTCATTTTGCCGATCAGCTTCTCTTTGCTAGGCGCCTTCTTAACTCGTGCTTTCTTAGTGGCTTTCTTGACACCACGGTACTGCTCAATAGCGGCCAACAGCTGATCCATCCAGGCATAAATGCGTTTGTAGTCTGCTGCCTTGAGGTGTTTGTAGCCCTCAACCAGTTGTTCATCCTCTTTAGCCTGTGCTGATTGCAGTTCAGCACGTCGAGCATTGTACAGAGCTTCATACTTGCCCAGCTGACTCTGCACCACGTTGTTGGCTGTAAGGAATTCGTAAGGTAAAAACTTGTCGCCAGTGTTTTCCAGCATGGCATCGTACATGCCTTCCAGCTCACCAATGATCTCACTGGTGCGTTCTGCCAGACGATCCTGGATTGTGGGTGTATACACTTTGGGCTTCTCCACTGGCTTGGCTTCTTCCAGTGCTTCTGGGGCAGTGTTCTTGATAGCGTCCATAACTTCGCTGTGCAAATATGCAATATGACGTTCACGAAGCGGCATACCCACAGAATGTGCTTTGGCAATGCCACATGCTGTCATGGACACCAGCTTTTCATGACCACGAATAAAGTGACCCAGTTGTTCTTTCGTGTATTTGCCAGAATTCTTAGCCCAATCCACCAGATACTTTTTCAGATCCTTCTGATTGTGGTAATAATTATAAAAATTTAAGCTGGCTCTGAGGTGATGGTCGAATTCTGGTTGGTCAAAATTCATAGCTCGCTCGGTGTCCCAAGTGGGTTCTGAGCCTGTGTACTTGACGTCAGTATAAAGTGCAGTTCGAGCGGGTTTCTTAGTAGCCATTTTTGTGCCTCAGAGTGGGTAATAAACAGTAATTATAACGCCTTTTGGTCCATATGTCAATACCCGACTCCTTTGCATGGTTACTGGCTTCGTGCAATAAATATCTGATATTAGGAACGAATTGTGCCAAGACTCTCACTTTGGAAAGAAGGTAAACATACCAACGATTATAAATTTTTTGATCGTCGAATATCAGAAATGTTCACGATCGGCGGTACAGGTGTGAATCTACACAAATACCTGGGCACTTTGGACCAGAATACCAGAACGACTGCTTCATCTGCTGCCACCACTGGTGATTCAGAAATTGAAGTGACATCAATATCCAACCTTGGCGTGGGATTGTATGTGACAGGAACTGGGGTGCAACCTGGTACTAAAATTGGCGCCATTTCAAGTACCACACTAACACTAACTAAACCACTCACTGCCAACGTGGCAGTGGGTAGCACTGTAATGTTTGACTCTGTGCTAGATGCAACACAGCCCAATTACACAAACCAGAGCGAAAAGAACATTCAGGACTTGTTTTTCCTAGAAAACCGCGACCGCAAGTATGACACCAGCGTGTACCC